CCAATCAATACCAACATCATTTTGAATGTTCGCGCTGGTGTATTCCCAAACTGCGCCAGCATCAACCCAACCAGTGTTCTGAGTCCAGAACTTAAGGGTAAGATCCTGTCCAGGTGTTTCACCACCATTGGACATATTACCTCTTATATATTCGGTGGTGATAGTAGTCTTTCCGTCCCAAGGAGCAACATTTCCCTGAGAGGCTAGATGTTGCCACTGAATACTTCTATTGTCACCAGGACCAGTACCACCGTAGAAAATATAATATTGAGAATTAGAAGCAAAGAATCCGTTATAACTCAATCCAGTACCACCATTAGTAAGTGAAACATTATCATTTTGGGGGTTCCAGGACATATTGGCAAAGTTATTACCAACCTCAACAGAACTCAGAGGATTAAGTCTCTGAACACCGATGAATCTATCAGACTGTGCTTCTGTGTAAGACAGTAATTCGTGCTTGTTAGTAGTTGTGTTGCCGATAATGATCTGACCGTTATAGCGTGGGAAACCCTTTGTAGAGTTTGCTAACACAATGTCAGCACCATAAACGTTATCAAGGACTGTGGCTTTGGTTGTGGTGGAGAAGTGGAACTCCGCACCTTGCTGGAAGTTGAATGGATTATTATCACCTGGGTCATTAACTTGAGAGTTAAAGATGTTGGGATCTTCAAAATCAGCAATAGTCAAGTTAGGATAACGATCAGAGAAGAATCCAATATTCATATCACCCATAACATAGTTGATATTCCTACCAGCAGAATCCTGATAGTAACCATTCACACCGTCAGTGTCATTGCTCTGAGGTTGAATCTCAAACTTGAACGATTCCAAGAAACCAATGACAGGTCCAAGAGAGCCAGTGCTGTACTGATCAGCGGCAATCATCTGATCATTGTTCCACGCTCTATTTTCAACACAACCAGAGTTATATGTAACCTTAGTCTCAGTATTCTTAAATCTAGTAATAGCACAGGAGATTCCTTGGACACCACCAGTCATTTGAGTCTGGGTGACCATCGTCTCCTTATACTCACATTCAACACTCTCAGGTGCGAGGTTAATATAAACCTCAGGCTGAGGATGCATCTCAATCTCAGGATGAATGATAGTCTGGTTGAACAGAGTTACCTGCTGAGACTTATTGATTCTGTATGCAGTAGATCCACCGTTACCGAAGACCAGCGTATCTCCAAGAGGAGCATAAGATGCAAATCTGCTCCACTGAGTCTGAGCACCACCCTTAAAGATGGTATCGATGAAGGAGACAATACCAGAGGTAGAATCAATAGTAGTCGGTTCAATACCGAATGTAGTCAGAGCAACAATGTCAAGAGGATCTTTACGGAAAACAAAGTATCCTCTGGTAAACAGAACCTGGGGAGGAACCTTATAACCAGAACCCTTGGAGATCAATTCAAGATCAACAATCTCACCGCGAACAGTGACAGCGTTTGCTCTAGCACCACCACCTGTAGGTGAACCAACAGGATCTCCATTACTGTCCACAGAAGGCTGTGATCTGAAGATCATTACGGGAGGTTCTCTGTAGTTAGAAGAGATCTGTGGTTGTAATTGATGAGCGTACAGAGAAGAACTGAAGTCTGCGTGAGACGGTTTGTCATTTGCATCAGCAGCCTGAGGAACAAAAGAACCACCAAGCAGATCAGCACCATTATTCCAAATGTTATCTTGCAACCAATTCTTATTAGAATCGTAGTACGCTGTATTGTCTCTCTTAGAAAGAACAACACTATTCACACTACCAGGTTGACCATATTCCAGAAGGACTGCTGTAGTACCAGCAACATTTTCAATGTGGATTTTTTCACCAATTCTAAATCCATTGGTAGGATCGGTGTAAGGTGATCCGTCAATATAATTGCTATAAAGTTCAATAGTTTTTCTTGAAGCAGCATAGTTCTTGACAGTACCAGACCAGATTACTGGTGTATTAGGATCATTCTGATCTTGGTGTTGTCTAATGACGTCACCATTCAAGAATTCAACACCTGCTTGACGAGAAGAAACTAGAGTGTGGAATTTAACTTCAGCATCGATACGTGCAACAGCCTGAGCACCTTGACCTTCAATCTGACCAGAATAAGGACCGACGTTAATGACAACTTCATACTCGTAACTTCTGAAGAAGGAATCAACTGTTGTATCGGAGTCGTAACCAGAAGTAACGAGTGCTTCTTTAGCAGCACGGACGATACTACGAGTATCTGCTTCACCGTCAATCTTGATCAAGTCGCCAGGCTTCAGGTTAGACTTAATTCTATCCTGTCTGTTAAAGAGTTTCTCTCTAAGATCGCTGTTGACCAGTTCTTCCACAGCGAGGACTTGGAGATCAAGCAGAGATGGGCTAGCGCCTCTGTCTCTAGTAATACTGATCGTTCCACCTTCCCAGTTGATCTTCTGTGCTGTAACATCCTCCACAAACAGAATGTTCTGTGCTCCAGGAGTCCAGGACTGTTTGTAAATTCTGCCTCTAGCAAATGACTGAACATAAGGATGATTAACACCCTGAGGATCAGTAGACACCCAAACTTGTGCACCCTCAGTAGGAATCACAACCTGCTGATCAACAGTAAGTTTGAAGAACTTCTTAAATGTGCCTAGAGGTTCGATGTTGTAACCCAACAGAACACGCTCAGGATCCAAACCATAGAAGTACAGAATAATACATTCAGATCCTGCGGACGGTGCTTCGTTAAACACCAAGATATTATCTTGAGCACTATATGCTGTTTTGTTGACCTGAATAACACCGTTAACGATGACAACCAGGTTTTGATTTCTTTCAGCGTAGAACGGAACACCATTACGCTCAAGTTCAAAGATAGTTTGAGCATCATTGAACTGAGCCTCAATAGAGTCAATCTGGTAATACTTACCGTGCTTGAATCCAAAGAATTTCTGCTGAGTACCAGGTGCAATAGTAGACTTAGTAGTAGCAGTAGCAGTAAGCAGAGATGCTTCTGCAGTAATAGTTTCAGGAGCAAGGAACTCCTTCTCAGTCATCTCAACTTGAATCTTATTGGGATTCGGGAAGTCTTGAGTGACATTCAGTAAGTGGTTATTATTATTGTATGCAGCCTCTTGAATTGTTGTAGTGACAATACCGAACAGAGTATTGATAGCGGACTCAACCTGTGCACAGTAAGGAACTGCAGGATCAATCGTAATATCAAGGTCACGATAAACAGTAAGAGTGCTATGAACAACTGGCCAAATATAAGGCAGAGTTCTAGTTACATTTGCTTCAAATGTGCTGGGGTTCTGTACAGCATCACCAACCAGATCGACCAGAGTGCCGATACTAGATTCTACAGCTGCGCACTCATTCGTTTCAACAGTAATGCTGTTATCAAACACCTGAGTGATTCCGTGGGTACCAACAGGTGTGATAACGTTGTTGCGAATGACATCAGCAGCGAGAGTTTTGACATTTGCGAATACTTGTAGGGTTTCAGGTACTTTCTGTGTAATGTGATTCAGATAGCCATCTCTATCGACATAGAGTTCTGCCGCATCCCAAACACGATTATTACCACCATATTGTAGGTTCCAAATGATAGCATCGAGCATATCCTTAACATCATCGCAACAATCATCGGAACTTCCAGGAGAAGATGCACGAGGATATGCTTCGACGCCACCACCATTGTGGGGGCAAGAGAAGGAGACACCACCTGTCAACAGTCTGATGCTAGTTCCCTGAGCAAGAGTATGAGTGCCGATATCCAGCATCATCATTCCAGTCAGAGGATCATATGTACCATTAGTAGGTGTGAAGGTTACTTCAGGAGATGCACCGACATTAACAGTGAAAGTATCACCAGCAACAGAACTAATTGCTAGAGCTTGTCCAGATGCGGGGTCAGTAGAACGAGGATAAGTATGCGGTGTAGCATTCTGGTCCATCGCACATCTGAAAGTAAATGCATCATCTGCAATGGTAATCGTATCGCTGGTTGTCAGGGAATGTCCAGGAACAGTAATTACAAACTCACCTGATGTGGGAGTGTAAGTAGCATTCGTTGGAGTTATAGTAGAACCAGCAGTTACTTGGATGGAATTAGCGACAGCCTCTTGGAATGTATGGAGATAATTGCCACCTGTAATAACAGAGTTGGCAAGTGCGCTATCCCAGGTATGCGTTCCAGTATAATCCGACGCACCAACATCAATAGTAATAGTTGTTGCAGTAGCAGAAATGATTGGCAGAGCAGTATTGTATGCAGGATCTGCAATCGTACCGCCACCAGCAAGCATCATAGCGACAGCTTCCTCAGCAATGAAGTTTCTGTTGCTAGTCAGCAGGTTTGCACTATCAATAAACTCATCAGCAACAGCGTTAGTCTTATTGTACACATCATTGTACTTACCAATGCTGTTAGCCAAAGAACTAACAAATGTGTGATCGTATTGCTGCCCAGATGGTGAGGCACCGACGTTTATGGTTACATTGTCACCAGAGATTGATGCAATAGACAGAACAATACCAGCAGCAGGATCTGTACTACGAGGATAAGTGTGATTGGTTTGATTATTATCTTGATCACAGGTGAATGTCAACGAATCAGTTGCAATGGCAATCTTATCGCTAGAAGACAATTCGTGACCAGGGATTGTCAAGACCAGATTACCGCTAGATGCTGTATAGGTAGCAGCGGTAGGTGTCATATTAAATGTGGTGTCAGCGAAACGCTGTTGACCAGTCAGATTAGTGATGCCAAAGTGGTTGCGGATAGCAAGGATAGACATATCCTTGAAATACTTCATTGCCCACAGTGTAGCCTCAACTTCACCTTCAATATGCTTGAGATCGGAATTAGGATCAGCAGGATCAAGCAGATATTCTCTAGCAGCATCCCAAGTATTACTGTTACCACCTAACTGAAGGTCTCTAGCAATATTTTGCAGCACAGATCTTAAGTCAGTGATACATTGGTTTCTACCCAGACCAGGATATGTGTATCCATCGAACTTACTAGTAGAGTCCAGAATACCAACTGCTTCTTCGGCAAGAATGTTGCTATTGTTGATCAGGAGATCAGCAGCATTCAAGAATCTATGGTCAACGAAATAGCGCTTAGCAACAATCTCACCACGTGCACCAGAAGTAGACCCAACAACAAAGTCATTGACTTGGAAGTTAGTTGCATCACCAATATCCAGTTCTACAATCTTACCAACCTGTCTCGGAGGCTCAGTGAAAGTAATAGTATTGTCAGGAGCAGGTTGTAGCGTGTATGCAACACCAGGTTCCTGAATCACACCGTCAAGAGAAACAAACAGGTGGTCATCACCAGGATCGATATTGATACCCAGTGGGAACACGGTTGTAGTGCCATCAAACAGAGAGGTGATGTCATTCGCCTCAAGCATATAAGTGGCATTGTTGGTATCGTCTTGGAATTTGACAGACTTGCCATAGAATGTCACACCAGGAACGTGAATGCCTGTCTTTGCATCAACATAAGGTCCCAGAGGTGCTTCTGCAAATGTAATAGTGCTACCAGAAACTGTATATGCTGTACTTGGGTTTTGAAGCACACCATCCAAGGTAACAATCAATTGCTCCTCAGCATAAGGAGTCAAAGGCTCGTTAATGTCTTTCTTAAACAGAGTGAAGGTTTTTGTGCCAGTAATCGTACCGTCCACTTGTACAGCACCGTCAAATCCAGGAGACAGAGCGAGGTCAAACACCTCAATCTCCACATTGTTCTGTTCGCTGTAGTTAATAGAACCAAGACCACGTTCTCTCTGGAACGAGTCAACACGAACGTGAGATTGAGTAATCTTTCTGGACTTATGGGCTGCAGTAACACCGATCACTCCAGGTTCGATAACTGTAATAACAGAACCGAATCCATTGTCTTTGATACCAGACTGAGGAGTATCGATAGTGGCGGGTTTACGAGCATTACCAAAAGATTCGATCAGAACTTCACCAAACAGGTTAAATCCTGCAGGGTGTGTAAACTTCTTGACGAAATCTCTCCAGTCGTTAATAGAAACTGTGGACTTAACAACGTAAGAGTAATCCTGGTAGTAAATACCATCTTGGACTTTCTGAGACACAGCAGACAGTTTGCTGCGGTCACTCTGATAGCTACCAATGGATGTGCTAGTAGGTCCAATAACGGGATCGATCTTAGCAACATAGATCTTCTGAATATCAGCAGTACTACGAAGAGACGTGCCGTAGATCTCATAAGACTTCTCAAACTTACCAGTAACATTCTTAAGTCTCAGAATGTTCTGACCATTACGCCAGAAGTCAACACGACCAGTAGCACAGATCTTGCCTGTAGCATCTCTCTGTTCAATCAGTTCTCCATTCAAGAAAGCTTTCTCAGGCATATTCCTGAGTGTCATCACAATCGGAGGATTGATTGTAGGTAGCAGAGTGGGATCATTATTAAAGTCTTTACCAGAAGAGATAATCTCTAAGGTAGAAAGTTTACCAATCTGATCACCCTGACCGAATAGTTTCACATCAGACTCATACAGTCTCAATGTGGTATTAGGTCCATATCCCTCACCTTCATTTGTCGGAATGATACGAGAGACAGAGCCATCTGCTCTCAGTTCAATACGGAATGCAGCATTAACACCACCACCAGTATCTTCTAGTAAAACGATAGGTTCGGAGTAGTTCAGACCAGTGTCAACCACTGTCACAGAAGTAATCTTCCCATCTTCAATCAGTGGTGTGAATGATCCTCTAAAACGCTTGTTCAGGAACACACCAGGGATCATAGGTGGCATAGTGTAGTTACTACCACCACTAATCACCTTGACGCTCTTAATGCTACCAATAGCATACAGAGAGTCGGTATAGTATTCAATATTAGTGAATCCTTCCTGCTGAGGTTCTTCGTCCAGTCTGAAAGCGAATTCATACTGATAACCATAGAAGACCTTATGCTTACCTGCAAACGGGTCTTCAACCAGTGTAAAGTGCTGGCTTTCAGAGTTGATTAGGTCAGATGCTTCTCCATAGTAAATCTTAGGAGGGATTGCCAGAACAGGTTCAGTTTCCCAAGATGTTCCATCAATAGGAATACCATAACCAAGCTGGAAGGAGATGTAAGATCCAGTGGTTCCTGGCTTTTGTGTAGAAGTAAATGCCTGTACAAGATATTTGGTTCTGTAGACATTTTCATAGAATTTGAGATTTCTATTTACAAGTGATGCATCGCTAGTATCGAAAATATATCGATATGTTTTTTGAATGTCGAGACTAATGTTTCTAAACCACTCAGTAGATCCTTCCTTACGGAATCTGAATCTCAGAGAAGTGTCTTCGACGGTTGTAGTGCCAACTTGCTTAGTGGGGCTGCTTTGGTCAACAAAGATAGTATTTTCGTTGATCTCAATGTCAGTCTCATCAGTATAATATACAGTGAGTTGCTGAGTTGCAGAATCATATTCGTCAACTTTAGCGGTATCATTACCAAACTGAATAGTACTATCTTTATTAAAGCGATAGAAAGGAGTAATCAGACGAACAGCAACATCGTCAACGTGATCAACAACTTCTGTGTTATCAGATCCTCTAGTGACAGTAAGGTTGTTGCCAGCCACCGCAGTGACAGTAACAATCTCATCAGTGATGATCAATTTATCACCAATAGAGAAACCAGTGGAATTAGCAACTGTCAAAAGGGTTTCATCTCTACCAAAACCTGCTGCATCAACAAACAATGCCAATCTGTTGCTACTAACACCACCACCCAAAGCACCAACGGGGACAGTAATAACATCTCCATAGGTATATCCAGAACCCTTAGATGCAATAGTAACGCTCTCAACACCACCATTAGCATTTGTGGTAATGTCCAGTGTACCGTGAGTGATACCTGAGTTGGTACCAGAGAAGAGTTCAGCCTGAATACCATTAAAGGTAGTACTGGGAGTAAATCCAGAACCTGCGCCAATTACAGACAATCTGGAAAGACCAGAATCGTTAATAGTCGAGTTAGCAGCAAAATCTGTCAGCTGAATGGTATGATACTTCTTAGTCTCAACATAATACTGTTGAGTAGAGATAGAAGAGTTAGGTTGGACAGTAATGATTACATCGTCACCAACAGCAAGACCGTGCTCTTCAGTTGCAGTGCGCAGCACAGCAATCTTATCTTCAATGTCAAGGAGTTTGAAACCTTTCGACAAAGAACGAACGGCTACAACCTGAGCAGATGTTTGACCAACGTTGACACCTTGTCCAACTTGGAAGAATCCAACCTCAGTATAAGAAGATCTAGGAATAGTGATGGTTGTAACGCCATCAGTGTCTAATGTAGTCAGTTCATTGGGGTTTGCATTCTGAAGTTCAACAATAACGGTGTTTTTGTCAAATACGTTTCTCAGAACTTTACCAATAACAATTTCGTGAGCAACACCACTAGATTGAGAACTAACAATAACTTCATCGCCATAGTTGGCAACGATGTTGCTACTGAAAGTCAAGTTATAGACTTCAGTGTCAGAATCGATAGTATCGGTCTTATTGAATGTGCCAGAGACATTCTTGACGACAAACTGGTCATCTTCTTCTAACTTACCAATAACTTGCGCTGTAGCGTTAGTATTAGCCTGAGTAAGCGTAGAATTGTGATTTAAGTAAAGAACGCTGTCTGTGGTGAAATAATTGTTCTTGGGAGTGTTGCAGGACAATGCAGCAACTGTCTGACCCTTAATTTCGTTAACAGCAGCAAATAAACCAGATCCACTATCGTTGATCGAGTTATCAACGTACAGAACGTCTTCATTAGTGAAATTAGCCGAAGATTGGTGAACTTCGACATTTTGGATCGGACCATACGAAATACCGCTAATTCTGGATGTCAGCAGTTCGCCAGCCTGATCATTTTCGTTTTGTGCTCTTCTGCGAACTCTATCGGGCAAGAAATCTTGTTTAGACTTCGTTTTCCAGTTTTCTTCGACAGGAACGTTATAATATGCTTCACCAATCGAATATGGGAAGGTCGGAGTCTCATTTGAGTCCGTAGTCATAAAATAAGCGTAAGTTCCATTCGGGAATTCTGGTGTTACGCAGAAACGACCATTATTAGCATCCAGATCGCCCAAACGCTCAACATACTCGTAATCATTGCAAAAACGACCTAAAGAGTAAGTTGCTTCATTAGGAGCATTGGATCCACGAGTAGATTTCAGTCTCCAAGACGATCCCATCCGTTTGATGGTCGGATTAGATGCACTAACGTCTTGATACGGGTTATCGTAACCAAATGATCCATAAATCGGATTTCCGTCATAAGCCCAACCCAAAATAGGAGAGTGCGACTTATTAGTCAGTGCGTTACCCTGAGTATCGACGTTATCGCTCCTCTGGATCTTCAGAGAAGTCGGGGCAATGATATGACCATAAGTAAATCCAAAATTAGCGTCATTTGCCTCTTCGACGATACCAGAAGCGTTTCCATTGTCTACTTGCTTCTCAAGATAAGAATTAAAGCGCCAACGGGTCAAACTAGCGGTTGCTTCAGCGGCAGAACTCTTTGGTGCCAAAGTAACAGTGGTTGTATCCTCTTGATAATCAAAACCACCAGAAAGTTTGGTAAATCCAGTAATACGACCAGTAGCAGTGTCAACCTGGCAAGTAAACAGAGCACCTTTACCTTTTCCGCTGGCATCGAAGATAAAGACGTTTGGTTCTTCGGTATAATCTTGACCAGCGTCAATAATCTCAGCCTGAGAGTTAATTGCAAGTGCAATGCTTGCAACTTCGCCCTGTTGGATAGTTACAATGAATTGACCACCACTACCAGAGGTAAATGTCACCTCAGGGGCACTAGAATACCCTGCACCAGGGTTTGTGATGGTAACTGATGTAACTTCACCTAAACCGTTGATAGAAGCGGTTGCAGTGGCGTCTCCTTCGACGTTGACCTTTGGTGGGACAGTATATCCTCTACCAGAACGTGTAATTTCGATTTTTTCGACACTACCGTAGTCAATACCGTTTTGAGACTTGTGATTTAACAGTGAGACACCATTTACAAGTAAACCAACTTCTTTAGCGTCACTATACGGTTTTGTAGAAGCCTCGACAGGAGTTCTGGGCAGAATTTTCAGATGCCTTTGATCCTGAGGTGTTCTGGTGTTGTCAAACGGTCCAACAGGGTAAGATGGAAAACCAGAAGAAGCAATATAGTAATTTTCGTCATCTCTGTAGATAGCCTGCACGTTAGATTGCAGTTTATCCTTAATATTGAGTGTACCAACGTTAGTATCATCAAATGCTGCTAACTTAGAAGCATCTTGGTTGATAATCCACTCATTAGTAAGAGGAAGAGTGTCAAAAAATCCAGATGACTTAAACTCGATCATATTGTCGAGTTCAACATAAGGAATACCGCCAGTTTCTACATCAAAGTAGTTCTCAGCCTGTTCATCGTACTCAAGACCAGCAGAAGTCTCTGGTTCAATACCATCAGAGGTCAAACCAGCGACGAGACCGTAAATACGAAGATTCACATATCTGGTAATACCAAATTCGTCAACATATTCACCTTGGAGGTTGTTTTTCGTAAAACAACGCACACCTTTCTTATGGGTGAACTGTCTCTTGACTTCTCTACCAGCATCACGCTCGTGAATGACAAATTGAGTCGATGTTTTGGTGCTGTAGGTGATTTCTTCTTCACCAATCACCAAACGACCGTCTCTTTCTGGAAATCCGATTGTAGAGAACACATCGATGCGATCACCACGACCAGCATTCGGTGAAATCTCCGTCATCAGGAAAGAACGACGGGCAATAGCAAATTCTCCGACTTTACTGCCAGGAGAAATGGTCAGAGTGTACTGAAGGCTGCCTTGATATGGTTCACCGACAATATTGTCGATAATAGCAGTTGCTTCTTTCAGTTCTGGGTTATATGGGTCGGGAGTTTGGGTAATTGAGTTACCAACGATCTGTCTGATGTCTCCAGAGATCGCTTCGACCAGTAAAAGTTCTTTACTATTCCATCCAGACTCAGATGCCTTAAAAACATTATCTTTCGGGTAGATAATATCAGGTCTAACACTGAATAGAATCTGGAAAATGAATTCCAGCGATTGTGGCGTACCTTTGACTTTATAGAAGTCTTTGATACGCTTAACCAACAGGTTTTTGTTGGTTTGATCCTTAAGGTACTGATACGGGAAGCCTGAAGTGTACTGTTCCTCGTATTGCTTGATCAAACCAGCCAAAAGCAGGTTGCTCAGGTTACTAACCTCAGCAAATTGCTTGTGGATTTGTGTATTGCTCTCAATAAAGTTGGCAGGAGTGTAGAGGTCACCAATCTCTGTCCTTGCACTATAACCACGAATACATCCTTTGAATTCTGTGGTCGTTTTTGTCGTGTACAGGAAAATTTCCTGATCGATCATTATCAGACCGTTAGCATCAGGGAATCCATCTGTTCTATCGACAAGAATATCAATCTTGTCGCTACCATTAGCAATCTCTTGCTGCAGCTTACAAGTTTTAACTAAAACTTCAGGTGCAAATGTATCAACGTCGAGATATTTCTCAAAGTTGTTAATAATATCTTGAGGACCCTCACTAATGGAGATAGCCTCATAATACTTCGACAGGAGATTTGTGACGAGGGGATAATCCTCGACAATAAAATCTGGTAACTGACTTTCAATCAGTGCGGAGAGATTAGGACCTGCCATTTATTAGATTAACGATTCTTTGGTGATTAGGAAGACGCTACTTGTGAGGTCTAGACTTAGATATGCTTCTCTCAAAGCATAAATGTCTTTATTCTTCGGAAGAGCACGAAGCTCGATCCTTTCATCACTATAAGTTCCCTTGACTATATTTAACCGATTCAGCATCACCTCTCCTTTGAGGTAATCAACTGTACCAATCTGGGCATTCAGGATAAAACGGTCTTTTGTAGTCGGGTCAATCTTGTACAGGTACATATTACCCTTTTGGTCGTCTGCAAGATAGACGACATCACCAGGATAGTCGGCAACGATGAATCCAGTGCTATAAACAGAGGATTCTTCGCAGCCACTCTTAATTACATTCTGGTAACAGATCTCGTATTGCGTAATTGTGTTGAGGACTGGGTTGAAATCCTTACGTAACTTAATTGATGTCTCATTTGACGTGATCGAGTTATCTGTAGCATCAATAATGCCGACAACCCTAGAATACTTAAAACGACCATTGAATTTTTCTAGATCAGATGTACTACGGTATGATGTGAGGGAGTTGACAACCTCAGCCTTCAGTTGAGACTCATTAAGAGTCGTTTGAGACTGGTTGAAATAGACCCTAGAGTCCAACTCAACGTAAATGATCGAAGGATCGACAATTTCAGGTGTCACAGACACTACAGAGTACTTCTTCAACTCTGTAGTGATCAAGTTCTTAGTATACTGCGACAGAGCCACAGCAAACGAAGGTTTTACGACGATTTTGACTTTTCCATATTCAGGAGGAGAAGCGTCCTCTCCACCGAAACACACAATGTCAGCAACCGCAGGGTAAATACGACGGATAATGGACTCATAGTCATCTGCAGTAACGGCTCTATTTTGTGCATTGAAAAATCGCGGAGCATTTCGCTTAATACTATCGATCGCTTCAAGTTCTTCGCCTCCAGATGACGCTTGTACCGTTGTCAGAGTGACAATGGGTGAATAATTTGAATTTCCTACGGCATCTTCTAATACAGCACCGTATGAGAAGACTTTTGCTGAGTTAGCATCAGCACCGTTAGTTGTGATGTAACTTACTTCGATGTAATTGTTGGTTTGGGGCTTTCTACCAAGGATCCCGTCTCCAAAGATGATCTCATATCGCTCATCTTCTCCTTCTTGGAGGAAGAACACGTTGGAAGTGCCATCGTAACCAATAATATCATCAGCAAGACGATATTCGACTGCATTGGTATCTCCTACAGTATCACGAATAGTGATCTTCAGCGTACTGGTGTCAATATTCGCATTTCTAAGAATAAAGCGCTGAGCAATCGCTGCATTATATGTAAATGTCTCTAAAACATAGTTACCTTCCTTGATTTGAATCTCAGTGAAGGTTGCATTGTCATTAGAGTCAACAGAAGCAACATAATCTTTCGCTGTAATGAAAGAATAGGTCGTACCATTGATAGTTGTCAAGAACTGCGATCCTCTAGGCAGTTTGACTGTTTCTGGGATTGCTTGTTCAGAGCTAAAATCAGCAGATAACGAAACTAATGCTGTTGGAGCGACAGCAGACTTCGGAAGGTACCCAATCTGCTTAGCCAGAGACACCACATTGTCCCTGAGAGTGGCGGATTGAAGGAAAGCCTCATTAACTACCATATTGGCGTTAAACGCCGTATAGTAGGTGTTATAGGCGAGCACATCCAACAGGGTCGAGAGAGTCGAACCTTCAAAATCGTAATCAGTAAAGTCGCTATTGGACCGCAGGTACTCTTTGAGCGACTGCTTGATATCATTAAAGTCTAAATTGGCAACTTGGATGTAAGACATTTATCGAGTTCGTTCTAAGAAGAAATCCACCTCTCTGACCGCGACGTCAGTTTCGATACCAACGATCTCAAAGGCAATAGCAACCTCAAAACCATTACGCTCATAGTTAGCATCAACATCAATACGTAAAAGCCTTACTCTAGGCTCATACTTAATGATGACATATTCGATCTCTTCCTTAATAAGAGATGCGGTTGCTGCGTCTAATGGTTCAAACAGCAAATTAGCAATGTTGCTACCAAGATCGGGTTTGAAAAATCTCTCTCCCTTTCGTGTCATAATAATATTGTACAACGCCCTCTTGACAGCGGCTTCGTCCGTTGTCACAAGCACATCTTCAGTTACAGGATTCATACCCAATGATATGGATACGTCCTTAAAGTTAACTGCCTTGGGCATTGTACTAAGGGTTGTTTAGTATGTATATTAGTTCTCGGACCTTTCAGTCTTCTTCGGTTTTCGAGCCAGTAATCGGTCACTTTTCGGGTCGGTGATAAGCACCATCCCTTTTTTTATGAATTCGTCACCATAATCTACGGGTGTCTTTCTTGGAATGGACATCAATCGTCTCCTAATGGTTTGCAGGAGAACTTTTTACGGGGTTCTATCCCGACATTTTATTTAGACCCATAAAAAAAGGGCGCATCAGCGCCCAGTCCAGTGATT